ACCGCACCCGCGGTTAAAGTAACGGAAACCGAAGTAACCACGCCGACCAAAAACACAACAAAAACGACCACCACGGCCACATTTAAGAAGACAAAGAGCGTTAAAAAGAAGACATCATAATAAAGTGGTGCCATGGTCGGTATTTGTACTTGATAAAACTATTTATCAAATAGGAGGGCCCGTGTGTGCCGACAAACCTTAGTCCCAAATCTCAAGCTAGCGCCATTGTCCTAACTTCTACTGGCAGCACAGATTTGGTTACCGGATCCTTGCCTTTCGGCATGTACTCCGGTTCTGCCGAATTCATTAGCGGTGCCTCCGCGCAAGTAGCTTATGTATATAAAAAGTTGGGCGGCGATGTGGTTGACATTGAGCTTACACCTTCAAACGTTTATTCTGCATACGAAGAGGCGGTTTTAGAGTATTCATATATTGTTAATCTACATCAAGGAAAAAATGTGCTTTCGAGCGTGTTGGGAAACACCACGGGCTCCTTTGATTATAAGGGCGAGCTAACCGACGGCCCAGCAGGTGTGAGTTTAAAATATCCTCGTTTTCAAATTGGGTATTCTAAGAGAGTTGGCGATACTATGATTTCAATGGGTGGTCTTGGTGGTGCTGTAGCACAATATTCAGGATCATTTAAGCCGCAGAGCAAAAAACAAGATTATGACCTGCAGCAAATTATTGAAGACGCATCCTCTAGCGGTGTGGATGATGGGGGCACAACAGTCGCCTTTGCCGGCAAAGTGGGCACCAAGCGCATCATCATTACCCAGGTGTTCTACAAGACCCCGCGCGCCATGTGGCGCTTTTACGGCTATTATGGGGGCATTGGAGTGGTGGGCAATATGTCAACGTATGGTCAATTTTCTGACGACTCTACTTTTGAGCTTATTCCGACGTGGCAAAACAAACTACAGGCCATGATGTACGAGGATTCTATTTTCACGCGCACTTCCAATTTCTCGTATGAGGTCATCAATAACAAGCTGCGTCTTTATCCCGATCCTGGCTATTGGGACTTTAGTGGTATTGATAGAATGTGGTTCCGGTTTTATATAGACGATCAAAACGCGTGGGAAGAAAGTTCAGACTTCACTGATGGAACACAGGGCATCAATAATATAAACACGGTGCCATTTGGCAATATTCCTTATGAGAACATCAACTCTATGGGCAAGCAGTGGATCCGCAAGTATGCGTTAGCGCTGTGTAAGGAGATGTTGGGCCAAATTCGAGGAAAGTTTACCCAAATACCCATTCCTGGCGAATCGGTTACGTTAAATCATGCAGATTTGCTCTCGCAAGCCAAAGAAGAACAACAAAACCTCAAGGATAAACTCGCAGAGATGCTCAAAGAGGTTGAATACAAAGAGTTGGTTAAGTATGACTCAGAAACTGCTGATGCCACCGCAACAGTATTTAAGGGGTCGCCTTTGCCGATCTTTGTGGGGTAACTTAAATGTCAAATGAATGGAACAGGCCAGCACAGCCCCCGCCGCCACTCTTCTTGGGGGAGAAAGAGCGTAACCTAGTTAAGCAGGTAAACGATGAGCTTATAGAAAAAGTCATCGGACAGCAAATTCTCTATTATGCCATTGACATGAAAACTACCGATTTTCATGAATTGTACGGTGAGGCAATGGAAAAAACCTATCTCCCTCCAATTCGCATATACGCCCTGGTTGAGTTTACAGATTATTCAACGGAATATCTAGAAAATGTCGGAATTGACAAGACTTGGGAGATAAATGTACACTTTCATGAACGACGACTTACCGAAGATCAAGATATGTACATTCGAGAGGGTGATTTTGTGCTCTATGGTTCTTATTATTATGAGATCGTGAAATTGGCTGCAGCGCGTAAGCTTTTTGGGCAAGTAGGCCACAGTTTTGAAATTTCTGCAAGATGCAGAAGAGCAAGAAAGGGACTTTTTGATGCTACCTGATGATTTTAGTTTTGCAATGCTGCCACCTGGCGCCACAAGCACCACTTTGGAAGAATTGGGCTTGCTTTCCTCTACGATTGAAACAATCGATTTTGCTTTGGTGTCTTGGGTCAAAGAAGATTTAAACCTCAGCGCCAAAAGCAACGAGGGGTTCACCCAAGTACCCGTTCTGTGGCAAACGCCGGAACGCTCTTACCAAATTAAGAACAATGAGGCACTCCGAGATGACGGGGGCGCCCTGAAGTTGCCCCTGATAAGCGTCGAGCGCACCAATATTGCCAAAGACCCCTCTCGCAAAGGCGCATACCAGGCACAAACTTATTCCACTGATAAAAATGGTCGCACTGGCCGCATCGTTTTAGCAAAGCGCATCAAGCAAGATAAAACACGCAATTTTGCTGTTGCCGCTGGGACGAGAACATCCACCGAAGCCGCAGAACAATATTATTATCCGAGAGTGAACCAAAAACTTGTCATTCAATATCTATCGATCCCGATCCCTGTTTATATTAATGTGGATTACAAAATAACGATAAAAACTGAATACCAGCAGCAAATGAACGAGTTGATGACGCCGTTTATGGCCCGAACCGGTCAGATTAATTCGTTTGTAATGCGTAGAAATGGTCACCTATATGAAGCATTCATTGATCAAGATTTTACTCATAATAATAATGTTAGTAATCTTGACGAAGATATGCGTATGTTTACCACTGAAATTATAATTAGAGTATTGGGATATCTCATCGGTGAGGGCCCCAACGATGACCGCCCCATTGTTCGCATCGATGAAAATTTTGTAGAGATTACATATCCTAGCGAGACAATCGTAACGGGAGAGGATTCTTTCTTCGGTGCCGCATCTATTCATGAAGACTCTTTTGCCAATGACGCCGGCACAACCATGTCAAACGACTACTTCCAACAGAATATGCCGGGCTCAGGGTCGGGACCTACTGGGTTTAAGAGATTTTAAGGCCCTAAGTGGCGAAAATCACGCACTTCCTGAACTGAAAGCCATATTATCAGTTTAGTTCAGGAGTTTTAGCGCCTTTTGAAATTGAAAATACTATTTAAGGTTGATGGCAAAAAACAATGTATAGCATTTGTTTTAAGAAGAAAGGGAGTAAGGAATGTCAGTAAAAGATTTCAAGTTTGTCTCTCCTGGGGTTTTCATCAACGAAATTGATAACTCCTTTGTACCGAAAACAGCAGACACAATTGGACCCGTTATTATTGGCCGCGCGCAGCGAGGCATTGGAAACCAACCGATTAAGGTTCAATCATATTCAGAATTTGTAGAAGTATTCGGCGATACCGTGCCGGGCCGCGCCGGCGGGGACGTATCTCGCAATACGGCACACCTGCAGTCACCGATGTACGGCACATACGGCGCCAAGGCGTTTTTAAATGCCAATGTGGCTCCTCTTACATACGTGCGCTTGCTTGGAGAGCAGAGCACCAACAAGGACGGCACCACAGCCTCAAAGGCCGGCTGGAGAACAGATCAACTTCAGAGCGGAATCGCCAGTGGCGGTGGCGCCTACGGACTTTGGATCGCCAAGTCCTCCTCGGCAGATGCTGCCGATCCGGTGTTTACCGGTACTGGCTCATTCCAATTAGCTGCTATTTGGTATACTGATAATGGCGGCATTAATCTTTCCGGAACACTTTTTGGGTCGATGGACAAGGGCACCACCGAACAAGACACGTGGCTGGACGAGTATAGCGACAGTCAATGTCCCTCTCAGGGCGCCATGGTGTGTTCAGACGCTTCAGGAGTTTTCACGCTTCTAGTGAGTGGGTCCAAGAACGCTACCAGTCCTGAAAAAATCTCCTTCACTCTTAATGATTCTAATTCTGACTTCTTGCGCAAGAAGTTTAACACAAGCCCCCAATTACGTGTAAGTGGGAATTTCTATCCCACTTCGGCTGAAAAAGATTATTGGCTGGGGGAATCATTTGAGCAAGAATTGCGCGATAGTGGCCTGGCCAGCGCCACCACTCTGGTCGGCATCATCGCGGGAATTCAAGAAAGCGGATCATCGGGCACCCCGCCGGGCCCCGCCAACATGCTCGGGCAAGCGACCCGCGAGGCTGTTACCGGGTGGTTTATTGGCCAGGACACGGGCACTGCGACGTCATTTAACGCGGAAAATGCCACTAAGCTTTTTCGTCTTCGCGATCGAGGCCATGGCCAATGGCTAAGTAAAAATTGCAAAGTTTCTATTGAAAGAATTCGCCAGTCAAATACAACTATTAGTGATTATGGCACTTTCTCTGTTGTTATCCGCTCAATTAATGATACTGACAACAATGTTCAAGTTATGGAGCGTTTTGACAATTTGGATCTTAATCCGAATTCGCCCAACTACATTGGAAAGCAAATCGGCGACACCTATCAAAAGTGGAACGAATCCGATCGCCGTCTTGCGGAGTATGGCAAATATCCCAATCGCTCCAAGTTTGTTTGGGTGCAGGTTAACGCGGCCATTGATAATGGCGGTGGAGAAGGGCTAGAAGCACTGGTTCCTTTTGGCTATCAAGGCCCCCCGATTCCCACAACTCCTACATATTATCAAAGCGGCGCCGCAGGTGATCACCCCGCCGGCGCTACGTACACCCCCAGCTCTTCTGTATATGCTAACGTTGGAAAAACTCTTTCCAATTTCTGGAATGCCGCCGGCGAAACGATGGCACTCACCGCTGCGATGGGCGGCCTTACTGCATCATTGGCGTGGCCCTCCGTGCGCCTTCGCCATTCTGCATCCAACGGCGGCTTAAGCAATTATACGCGCGCTTACTTTGGCTATCAAACTACTCGCGCTTCTGGCAGCACCTCCGGAGATCCTAGTGTTAAGGACTTTGGAATGTTGTGGACCCAACTTGCAAGCGGGTACGATCCAAGCGAATCGAGCACCACTGGACTTGATGCCTTTTCATATATCTTTACTATGGATGATATCATCACAGGCAGTGGTGGCTATGCTAGCGCATTTTATAAGTCAGGCTCTCGCGCCGGAAGCGGTCCGGGACGAAGTGTGTCCGCTCTTGGCTCTTACACGGATCTTCTGGATAATGATCTTAATAAATTTACTGCTCCTTTCTGGGGCGGAACTGATGGGTTTAACATTCGAGTACCCGATCCCACATATAATAGTGGAATGAGCGCCACAACTTCGACGAATACTAATGATTCGATATATTTTACTTGGAAACGCGCCATTGACACGGTGGCTGATCCCGAAGTCATAGATATGAATATGTTGGCAGCCCCTGGACTAGGTTTGGACTCCCTCACTGGTCATATGATTAACACGTGTGAAAGCCGCGCCGACGCATTGGCATTAATTGATATTTCCAATGCTTATAAGCCGCCCGCTGAGGGCTACGAGTCGGACCCAGCCGCCCGCCTCCCCTACACTCCCATCCAGATTGCAAACAACATGATTGCCCGCCGCGTAGATTCTTCTTACGGCGCCACCTTCTATCCGTGGGTTCAAACTCGCGATGCAACTACTGGCCAGCTTCTTTGGGTACCACCCAGTGTGGCCATGTTGGGTGTTTTGGCTAGCTCTGAGCGTTCCGCTAAGATCTGGTTTGCTCCTGCTGGATTTAATCGCGGCGGATTGACTGATGGCGCTGCGGGGATCCCCATTACGAATGTCGTTACGCGCCTTACTTCGCGGAATCGCGACACCCTTTACGATGCCCGCGTTAACCCGATTGCTTCGTTCCCCTCTAGCGGGATTGTTGTGTTCGGCCAAAAGACGCTTCAAGAGCGCGCCTCTGCACTTGACAGAATCAATGTCCGGAGATTGGTGATTTATTTGAAGAAGCAAATTTCAATTCTCTCTACTAAGGTTCTCTTTGAACAGAACGTCCAAGCGACTTGGAATAGATTTAAGGGCCTCATTGAGCCATTCTTGGCGAATGTCAAGACGGACTTTGGGATCACCGATTACCGACTCATCTTGGATGAATCAACAACTACGGCAGATTTGATTGACCGCAACATTTTGTATGCCAAGATCATGATCAAGCCAGCCCGCGCCATCGAGTATATTGCGATTGACTTCGTAATTCTTTCAACCGGCGCATCATTTGACGACTAATACCACTATTAATTACTAATTAAAACAAACACGATAAGGAAATAAAGAATGTCAGTAAAAGATTTCAAGTTTGTATCTCCCGGAGTTTTCATTAATGAAATTGACAACTCTTTCGTGCCAAAATCCGCTGATGCGATTGGGCCCGTTATTATTGGCCGCGCGCCCCGCGGCCCGGCCGGACAGCCTGTTAAAGTACAATCCTACTCAGAATTTGTAGAAGTATTTGGAGAGACAGTCCCCGGCAATGCCGGCGGTGATGTTTCCCGTGATACAGTTAACTTGCAATCTCCTATGTATGGAACCTACTCAGCCAAAGCCTTCCTTAACGCGAACGTCGCCCCTCTTACTTATGTGCGCCTTTTGGGCGAGCAAAGCACCGATAAAGACGGAACTGCCGCGTCCAAAGCCGGCTGGCGTACTGATTGGTTTCAATCCGGCGCATATGGCGGCGGCGCTTTCGGCCTTTGGGTTGCTAAATCCTCATCCGCGGGACCCTTCACTGGCAACACAGCTATGCAGTTGGCCGCTATTTGGTATAATGACAATGGGGGTATGGCCCTTTCAGGGTCGCTGTGGGGTGAAGCTTCAGGGAGTGACACCAGTGTGACCGAATGGGCGAACTGGACGAAGTCCAAGACGGACAGCCAATGTCCCACAAACGGGGCCCTGATTTGTTCGGATGCGAGTGGGGTGTTCACCGTTGTGATCAGCGGATCAAATAATGCATCCACGCCGGAGAAAATATCCTTTAGTTTAAATGATGCAAACGCTAATTTCCTCCGTAAAAAGTTTAACACAAATCCTCAATTGCGCGTGAATGGGGACTTTTACCCCACTTCGGCCAAGAAAGATTATTGGCTTGGAGAATCCTTTGAACAAGAGCTTAGAGATAAAAATCTTACCGATGCCACCACACTGGTAGGTGTGATCACAGGTATTCAACTGAGTGGCTCATCCAATTACGAAGGCCCAGCTAACATGCTTGGGCAAGCCTCTCGCGAGGCGGTTGCGGGCTGGTTTATTAGCCAAGACACCGGCACTCCAACTGCTTTCAATCCCGAGACAAGCCCAAAGGGGTTATTTCGACTTCGTGGCCGCGGCCATGGCTCGTGGTTGAGTCGAAATTGTAAAGTTTCTATTGAAAACATTCGCCAATCTACGACCACCCTTAACGACTACGGAACATTTTCAGTAGTTATCCGATCAATTAACGACACAGACAATAACGTGCAGGTCATGGAACGCTTTGATGGCTTGGATCTCAATCCTGCCTCTCCAAATTATATTGGGAAGCAAATCGGGGATATGCGTCAAGTATGGTCTGATACCGATCGTCGTCTTGTGGAATATGGCCAGTACCCTAACCGCTCTAAATTTGTTTGGGTGCAGGTGGTCGACGCAATTGACTCTGGTGGTGGAGTTGGCCTTGAAGCCCTTCTCCCCTTCGGATATCACGGCCCCCCAATTCCCACATCTCAATTACTCGCCACGCCTGCCGCTCAAAGTAGCTCTGCCGACATCAGTCGGTACCCCACCGCCGGCGGCACCCGCGGCTGGGACGGTGACAGATACGTCAATGTGGGCCCCACTCTGCCTAACTGGATCGGCAAAGAGCGCATCGCGCGGACGGCCATCACCGCCTTTTCCTCGGGCTCAATTTCCGCATCGTTGCCTGTTTCATGTTCTCTTGAATTCCCATCCGTGCGCCTACGCCATTCAGCATCTGACGGAGGCATGAGCAGCTATCGTGATGCTTATTTTGGCTATCAAACTACTCGCACTTCTGGGAGCAGTCAAAATGGCCCTAGTGCCAAAGATTTTGGCATGTTGTGGACACAGCTAGCCAATGGGTACGATCCCGGTACAGGATCTGTGGGGACGGCCACGGGTCTTCTCGGCTATTCATACATTTTTACCCTCGACGATGTTGCCACAGGGAGCGCGGGGTATGCAAGTGCTTATTATAGCTCAGGGTCACGATCGAATTCGAGCCCCCACCAGAGTAGCGTAACGTTTCATGATGGTTACGAAGCACTTCTTAATAACAGAATTAATAAATTTACTGCTCCTTTCTGGGGCGGAACTGATGGGTTTAACATTCGAGTACCCGATCCTCTGTGGAACGGAGCAATGGATACATCCACTTCAACCAATATTAATGATTCGGTATTTTATACCTGGAAACGCGCGATTGATACGGTGGCGGATCCCGAAGTCATAGATATGAATGTCCTATCGGCACCGGGCCTAAGCACCAACTCTCTTACGGCGCACATGATTAATACTTGCGAGAGCCGAGCCGATGCACTCGCATTAATTGACATCGCCAACGCATATAAGCCCGCATCCGAGGGGTACGAATCCAGCCTATCAAATCGACTCCCCAACACGGTGAGGCAGATTGCCAACAACATGAAGTCGCGACGTCTTGATTCGTCATATGGGGCAGCTTTTTACCCATGGGTTCAAACACAAGATGGTGCGGCCGGCCAGCTTGTGTGGGTTCCGCCCACGGTAGCCATGATGGGCGTTCTGGCAAGTTCCGAGCGCAAGTCAAAGATCTGGTTTGCTCCTGCTGGATTTAACCGCGCAACCCTCTCTGACGGCGCCGCCGGCATTCCGATCACAAAGGTGGTCACGCGCCTCACCTCAGATAATCGTGACACACTTTATGATGCGCGTATCAATCCAATTGCCTCCTTCTCCAGCACGGGAATTGTTGTGTTCGGGCAGAAGACTTTGCAGGAGCGCGCATCTGCACTTGATAGAATCAACGTGCGGCGCCTGGTGATTTACTTGAAGAAGCAGATCTCCATCCTATCAACCAAAGTTCTTTTCGAGCAGAATGTTCAGGCAACTTGGAATAGATTTAAGGGTCTTATTGAGCCCTTCTTGGCAAATGTCAAGACAGACTTCGGGATCACCGATTATCGATTAATTCTTGACGAGAACACCACCACAGCAGATTTGATTGATCGCAACATTTTATATGCTAAGATTATGATCAAGCCTGCACGCGCTATTGAATATATTGCGATTGATTTCGCGATTCTCTCAACTGGTGCATCTTTTGACGACTAATATTCATATTAAACACTAATTAAAACAGACACAACTAAGGAGTATCCAACAAATGCCATTCTGGTCAACAAATTTCGGAGAAGAAGGGGCCGAATACAAAGATCCTAAAAGAAAGTTTAGGTTTACCGTGGAGTTCCAAGGCCTGAGTGCCGATCCCGGCGGCGCCGCCCTCTGGTACGCGAAAACCGTAACAAAGCCATCATTTACCATTAATGCTGCGGAGCACAAGTACCTTAACCATACATTTTATTACCCGGGCTCTGTCGCTTGGCAAGATGTCACATTGACCCTTGTTGATCCCGTTTCTCCCGATATGACCGCCACGTTCTCCGATATTCTCCAGTTGTCAGGGTACAAACCCCCCACCGATACCAGCACCGACAGTATGGGCACGATGTCTAAGGCCAAATCATCCAGTGCACTCGGAACAGTTCTAATTGCCCAGATTGACGCCGACGGTAACCAAATTGAAACCTGGACCCTGTGGAACGCATTTATCTCCGAAGTGAAGTATGGAGATCTGGGCTACGGCGAAGATGATTTGGTTGAGATGTCAGTAACCATGAAGTACGACTGGGCGCGCGTTGAGACGACCAATGCCTCCGCAGCGGCCGGTGGTGGTACCGAGTTCTTCAACGTATAGATTTACATAAAATAGAGGTGTATATTGTCACGAAATAAAAATCGATTAGGTTCGACACAGAAAGACGCAAAACTCCCTCCCCAAACTATTCTCCAAGACACCGAAACAGCACCCGCCACGGGCCCGCTATCGTTCGTTGTTCCGACAGAATTTGTTGATTTGCCCTCGGGAGGAAGATTTTATCCAGAAGGGCACCCCCTCCATGGTCAGGAGTGCATTGAAATCAAGCAAATGACCGCCAAAGAAGAAGATATTCTCACTTCGCGCGCATTACTCAAAAAGGGCATTGCACTAGACCGCATAATTGAAAGTGTTATTGTCCACAAGGGCGTTAATCCTCAAGATTTGCTCATTGGCGATCGAAACGCCATTATTGTTGCTACCCGGGTTTCGGGATACGGGCAGGAATATGTTACAGGCGTAACGTGCCCCAATTGTTCACATAGTCAGAAATATGCTTTTGATTTAAATGAAGGTATGGTCTACCGCGGCGAAGATGTGGAAGACCTTGATGTCACCGATCACGGCGATGGCACTTTTTCCACCACCCTCCCGAGAAGCGGGTTTGAGGTGGGTTTTCGCCTTCTAACCGGCCGTGATGAAAAAAAGTTAGCTGCGTATGCAGAGCAAACACGCAAGCGCAAAGGTCCCGATCGCGTCATTACTACGCAATTAGCCAGTATGATCGTTTCGATTAACGGAGAGGCCGATCCGGCCACCATTTCACAAGCAATTAATGTATTGCCGTCTATGGACTCCCGCCACCTACGCGCAGCTTACAAGTTATCAGCCCCCAATGTCGATCTGTCGCAACATTTTGAGTGCGAAGAGTGCGGTCATGAAGAGACCATGGAGGTGCCGCTTACAGCGGACTTTTTTTGGCCTGACCGGTGAATATATGGAGAACGTGTATGAGCAGTTTTTCTTCCTGCAGTATTCAGGGGGTTGGTCATTCACCGAAGCATATAACCTGCCGGTTGGCTTAAGGACGTGGTTTGTCGAACGTCTCGTCAGGCAAATTGAAAAAGAAAACGAGGCTATGCAAGGTGCATCTAAGGGCCAAGGCCAAACACAAACGCTCACAGCACAAAATCAGCCTTCACAACAGCGATATCGTTCAGGAAAAAACTGAAAACTCATTAAATAGTATTTTTGATAGGCAAACTATTTATTTCTGAGTGAAAAGGGAAAATTTCCGTGGCCGATCGCACAACACAAGAAGAGATAGAACTAAAAGAAAAACTTCTCGACATGATTCGACGGGGGATTCGCCTCACTGAAGATCAAAAAGATCAGCTTAAAGAGTTGCTTGATTTGGGCGAACGCCGCCTTGCAAGCTTGGTGGAAGAAAGCGGCGCTCTTGATCGCCAACTTGGCAAATATGCCAAACTCAAAGATTCCGAAGACAAGCGCATCTTAATGGCCGAAACTGCTAAAACTTTAGCGGAGACAAACCTAAGAATTGCCAAACAACAGTTAGCCAACGCTACGGATATCGGCATCAAGGAGCAAGAGCAGTTTGACACCGCAGTCAAAAACTTAAAGGTAGCGGAAAAGAACCTTGAAGTAGCCAAGGGGACCACGAAAGCCATCCAAGAAGGCGCCCAAGCCGGCCAACAACTCGGGGCATCCATGGCCTCGATGTTTGATGCATATGGCCAACACCCGTTCTTTAACGCCAAGAACATAGTCCTTTTAGGCAAGGTAGTGCGAGGCCTGAAAGACAAGAACATGAAGCCTTTAGACAATTTGATTGGTGGCATGGTTGGAGGCTCCCTGGCCGCCATTGCCGGCTCCTTTATCAATCTTATCTTCTTGACTGACAAAACTCAAAGCGCCTTCCGCCGCGCCACAGGTGCCGGCAAGGAATATGCGTCCTCGATTTCGAGCGTTTATGAGCAAACGCGTGAATACGGAGTCGAGCTTGAAGATATAAATGCAACTATGCAGTCCCTCTATACAACGTATTCGGACTTTACCATGATATCAAAAACCCAGCGCGACGATCTCATTGAAACAGGTGCCCTTCTCAAAGAATTAGGTGTGTCTAGCGAGGACTTTGCGCAAGGGGTCCAAACGCAAACAAAGATGTTTGGCCTAAGCACACACGCAGCTGCCGCCAATTCTCGCGAGCTAGCTGATTTTGCACAACAGATAGGTGTGGCTCCCGCTCAGATGGGCAAGGACTTTGCTGCAGCCGGCACCGGTATTGCTAAATTAGGCGATGACGGTGTGCGTGCATTTAAACAGTTGGCCATCGTGGCTAAGACCACAGGCCTGGAAATCAATAAATTGCTCAATATTGTCGACAAGTTTGACACTTTCGAAGGCGCCGCAACACAGGCCGGAAAACTGAACGCAGCATTGGGGGGCAACTTTGTTAATGCCATGGACCTCATGACTGCCACAGATCCAGTTGAGCGTTTTGAAATGATCCGCGATTCAATTTTAAACGCTGGATTGTCATTTGACGAAATGTCCTATTACCAGCGTCTTTTCTATAAAGACGCTGTTGGCCTCGACAGCGTGGGCGATTTAGCCCTTATGTTATCGGGGGATATGAGCAAGCTATCGGGCGCGACCCGACAAAATACCGCTGATTATAAGCGTCTTCAGAAAGAATCTGAAGATATCATGTCCGTCACCGAAAAATTCAAAGCTTTAATGGTGAGCTTAATTCCAGTTGCGAACGATATCATTAAGAGAGTGCAAGACTGGACAACTGCGTTGAAAGCAGACAAGAACGCGCAAAAAGAGTGGAAAAAGGACATCAAGATGGTTACCGACGTCGTTATTAAACTAGGCGAGGGCATCGTCGTCTTAGCTGAGAACTGGGGAAAGCTCCTCTTCGTCTGGGGCTTCTTTAAGGCGGCCGGCCTTTTATACAAGCTTGGCCTCCTAAGCACGTGGTTTGGCGTCACAATGCCCACCGCGGCCGCCGGCGGCAGCGCTGCATTTAATGGCGCGGCCGTAGAAATGGGCGCCGGCATCGAACTATTAGGAGGCGCCGCAACATCGGTTGCGGGCGGCCTGTGGACATTGGCTGCGGTTATTGTGGCGATTGGTGTTTCCATAGCCATTGCCTCCGTGGGGCTGGCGTATTTGGTCACCTCGTTTCAGGGCATGGGCTGGGAAGCCGCGGCAGCCGCAATTGCCATCGGGCTGGTGGCGGGAGCGTTCTATCTGATGATCCCTGCACTGACCGGCCTGGTAGCCGCCATGGTGCCTGGCACGCCGGCGCTGTGGTCACTTGCCGGCGCAATTGTGGCCCTGGGGGCGGGAGTATTTCTGGCTGCAGGTGGAATGGCGCTCTTGGCCCTCGCGGTTGGCGAAATGTTTAAGAGCATCGACTGGAAAAAGGCGCTCGCTCTGGCAGCGCTCATATCCGTGACCGCCATATTCGGCTCGCTTCTCATAGTTGCCGCAGCCGGCATGACGGCGTTTGCCGCGGCCCTCGTAGTCTTCGGGGCAGCCCTGTTGCTCTTCCCCACGAGCGACTTGGAGCCAATCACAGAGTTCTTAACCTCCGTGTCCGCGGCCGGCGCAGCGGCCATCAGTCTAGGTCTCGTTGCGCTTGCCATTCGCGAGATTGGTGACGAAATTGAGTTATTGCCTGAAATGAAGGATTTCCAGACCACAATGCGAGTAATGGCGCAAGCCTCGTACGCAACTACCGAATCTGCCAAATTGCGCTCTCCCGGCGCTGCAGTGGCGGCGGCTGCAAATGCAGGCGGTGGCGCCGGCGCAACTCAGACCCCCTATCACCTTACGGTAGAACTCAAAGTGGATCGCGAGGTATTAGGCAAACAGGTACTTACTTTGGTGGATGGCCAGTGCAGGCAAGCAGGGTTCGGCCAGGCATGATAAAAACGTTTTCCAAGGAGATAGGCCATGGCCGATAATAAACTACCTGCCGGATATTTCAATGCTTTCAAATATGAGGGAAAGCCGGGATCATATGTAGATCCCACCATCTCGTTGGCAAACACCTCTGAGATGGTGGTGTCGGTTCAGCACGAACCCACCGGCCGAGCGGTCTTTTTCAAGGCGTTCATCTCTGCTTTTAATGAATCATATAGTAGCGACTGGGTATCCGAAACAGTATTTGGGCGGTCAGATCCCATCCAGCACTTCAAGCAAACATCCAGAAGGATATCCTTGGGGCTTATCATTCCTGCGGCAACAGCAGGCGAGGCATACGAACAGCTAGGACGAGTGCAACAGCTTGTTCAGTTTTTGTATCCCAACTATACAACACGCAACGCGGCGACCACATTGACTCAAAATCCTCTTGTGCGCCTCAAGGTGATGAACCTTGCGCAGCGTTCTAGTGAACCTTCACCCCCGCCCGAGTCCGCGCTACCAAACAACAAACTGTATGAAAGCTACGTTTCGACTTCAGATGCGGATAGGGGTCTGTTGGGAGTGATCACGAACTTAAACATAGCCCACAATTTAGAAAATGCAGATATGGGTGTCATTGCCAAGGGCGCCAATACGATTCTTCCCAAAATGATAGAATTAAATCTGGATTTTGTCGCAATTCACGAAGCCACACTGGGGTGGATCCAAGAAGACGGTAAGAATACTCCATCATTCGGCGCCGAAGCATTTCCGTACGGAATTCGACTTGGAGATGACACCAGGCCCGACCCAGACAAGAACGTTTCTCCCGATGAGCAAGCTCGAAACGAGCAGGCGCGCCAAAACGCTGATCGTCGCTATGGGGTTGCATTTGCTCAGGCGCGCTTTAACAAGGATAAAAAGTGGCTGGAGGCCTACGAGAAGCGCCTGGAAGATGAAAACCTCGCCGCGATCTATAAAGCCTCCCAAACTGGCGACATGTCAAACCTCTCACGTGACGAAAAGTACCTCGCCAAGAACTATGCCAACTATGGATATCTTGCTTCAGCCCAGACCGGCGCACGTGCTGCGGGCTACGAAGGCGAAAAAGGCCAAAAAGTGCAAGATTTTGTCGGCCGTTAATGGCAATTAATGACCAGAGGGAGGTAAACAATGGGACGATATATACATACAGAAATTTTAGACAATGACAGCGAATATTATCGCTTTCTGAGAAGCAAAAGACAAAACCAAAAGAACATTCGTCAATATGCAACTCCTCGATTGGTAAACCCGGGCCAGCTGCAACGCATGTTGCTGACTGTAGATTCTTACATTTGGAAACTGGGAGATCATTTTTGGAAAATATCAGCTGAATATTACAACGATCCAACATATTGGTGGGTAATCGCTTGGTATAATGGCTACCCAACCGAGGGCGACATTGCTCCCGGGGCCCTAATTGACATTCCCACTAATTTAGCAGAGATCCTAGAAGCATTGGGGTATTAATAATATGACTAAGAAGTGTGAATTTACCACAGACGATCTAGGCGACCACGGAAGTAATGTTTCCACGTGGCTGACGGATAATTGCGCCAAAATCGGCGAAGCTATTGATGCGCTGGTGAATGAGGACTTAGTTGGTTCCGGAGGTGCTCAATTTGGGGAACAGGTAGACACGAACAGCCTGGGGTATGTTGGCCTTGTCGAAAACAAAGATAATCAATTCAAACAACTTTTTCAAAAAGTTGGCAAACCGGCAATAGATAGCTTTTATCAATCCCGCGATCCACAGCCGGCCTGGATTCCGCGCATAGGAAGTATTGCGACTTCGGCCGGCTCAGAAAGTTTCACGGGGATATACAAAGAACTTCTAAATACGAAAGAACTTCATAAAAATCAGAAGAATATGGAGATTATCACCAAGTCCGCCACCACCTTAAATAAACAGCTAACGACAGCCGAACAAGATTTGAACGCCGTCAAGCAGCTGGTTAAGGCCGTCAAAGCTGCACAGCCCGCCGGCATTCCCACTCCGCCCGATGAAGGCCGCGGCTGGCTAGCCGTCCACGCTGGCGACGGTGTCCAGAGTCTTGCATATCTCGAAGAGCAAGTGACCAATATGGAGGCCCACCTCTCCAATACGCGGCTGGCGGTTGATCAGCTGCTGGAACTCCAGAAGAGTTGGCAAGCCCTGATGGACAGGAATGCCAAGGCGGCAGAACGCTTGCACGGTCTCCTTAAGTACAATATAAAAAACAAATATATAGATGACACAAAATGCCT